TCCAGCAGGGTTTCCAGATCGGCAAAGCCGATCAGCTCGGCCACAATCGGCAAGGCCGCCCAGTCGATCTGCCCGCCCATCAGATTCCATGCCCGCACTACTGGCCGGATGTCGGCCGGGCACGGGGGCGGCTCGAAGGGCAGCTGCAGCGCTTCGAGCCAGTCCGTCAGTTTTTTTTCGCGTCGGCGCGCTTCTGCTGGTGCTCGGCATAAGCGCCGGTGATGCCGTTGATGAGCGCGGAAAAAATCTCTGGGTCGTCAGCAGCCCACTCGACCATGGCCTCGGCGTCGAAATCCAGCGGATGCGGGTCGCCCCCCGGCAGCAGATCAAGCTCCCTGACTTTTTCCCAGCCGGTCACGAAGCGCAGCAGCGTGCGCGGGGTGATGCCGTCGCGGAATTCGAGCATGTCCAGGTCGGTGGGGCGCAGCGCGATGAATACATGCTCGCGCACCTCTATCCGCACTTCGCGCGCCTTGCGCATTTTGTCGGCGAGTTTGCTCATGGGTTATCAGCTCGCGTAATAGGTCGGCGAGCCGAACATGGTGACGGTGGTCTGGGTGGTCACCTTGTCTTGTGCCGAGCCGCCTGGCAGCAGCGAGGCGCCGACGTAGCCGTTGAACAGCATTATCTGGCCGCCGGTGCCGAAGGTGAACTTGAAACAGCGCTGGGCCTGCGAATCGGATGCAGTTTTCATGGCTCGCAAACCGGCATCGGATACATCCCAGATGTTTTCGAAGCTGTATGTGGCCGGATTAGCCAGGCCCGGGATCTGCGTTTTCGCGTTGCCGTGGATGGTGGTGGTGTCGATAAAGTCGAAATCGCCGCCCGAACCGTTGACGGTGGTCGCGGTGGTGATCGAGGTGCCGAAGGTGATCTTCTGGCAGGAGCCCGAGCTGAATGCGTCGTAGGCGGTGGTGTCCTCGCCTTCGAGCACGAAGTTATTGGTAGTCGAAGACGATACGCGGAAAATCCGGCTGTCTACCTGACGCATGCCCTGCACGCTCAGCAACACGTAGTCGCCGTTGCTCAGGCCGTGCGCGGTGCTGGTTACAGTTGCGGTGGCACCGAGGGTGATGCCGGTGATCGTCAATGCGCTGCCCAGCGCCGATTGCATTGCGATGGCCACATTGGACCATTTGCGAACGTTTGCCATGGATTTGCTCTCCGGATAAAACCGGGGAGGCAAATCAACTGGCGGGGCCGATATCGGCGCGGCAAGTCAGCGTGCCCGGATGGGTGTTTCGTAAGGCGTGCAGCGCGGCGGGTGCGGGGCTGCAGGCCGGTTGTTTATTTGGCGGTTTGGCCCGCCAGCCATTTTTCCCACGCCGCGAGCGCCATCTTGGCGGCGCGGATCATGGTTTCGTGCAGGGTTTTACTGGTTTCGCTCATGCGTATTTCCAATCAGATGAGTCGCCAAAGTTACTGGGGTCAATGATGTAACAGGCTTCCGCTTCTTCCGGTCGCTGCACGGCAATAAATTTCAACCCTTCATAACCAGGCAACGGATATTGGCTAAGCCGCTCCATCTCTGCCTTCGTGTAACGACGATGCAGGTCGATCACTTCAAAGCATGCCGGTAGCTCTGCTGTATGCGTCATACTTGCCTCACAACAACACATCCGGCGCGTCGGCGTGGATGTGATATTTCATTCGATACGTCAGCGTGATCAGCCCGCACGGCTTTTCCAGCGTGTCGTCTTCGTCCACCTGCAGCGTAATCAGCTCCGTGTCGGGCAGCTGCTGCGCCATGGCGCGTTGCACTTCCAGCGCGATCTGGTCGAGCAGGTCTTCCAGGTTGCTGCCGGCCTTGACCACGCCGCGCAGGTGCAGCAGCAGCGAGTGCTCTTCGACCCTTGGGGTGTGGATCGTGACGGCTTCGATTTCTTCGTTGCCGCAATACACCAGCAGGCCGGGGCCGCCGACGCGATCGGGGTCAAGCGGCAGGCTGCGGCCGGGGTACACGCGGTTGCCGGTGGTGGGCAGGCCCACCAGGGCTGCGATCACCTGAGCGCGGATTTGCGTGCGGGCGTGGGCCATGTCACAGCTCCTGCAGGCTCAGCGTGAGCCAGCCGGTGCCGTCCGGCACGATGCGCGACACGCGGCCGCTGAACAGCACGACGGATGCATCGTTGCTGATCTCGATGGCGTCGTCTTCCAGCACGGTGCCGACCAGCGACTCCGGGCATTGAAACTGCGGCTGCACCCCTTGTGCATAGCTGAGCACATCCGCCGCCCGCTGATCGAAAAACCCGGCAATCGCCGCACCGCCGTTGATGCTGGCTTGCGCGTTGGCAAGCCGGCTCTGGGCGGCGGTGTTGAGGCGGGTTTCGAGCGCGGCGAACGGCGTGGCCATGATCAGCCGTTGAGCTTGATGTTGACGGTGCTGACGCTGCCGCTGGCGGCTGCAAACGCATAGCCGGCGTAGACGTTACTGCCCACGGTGGTGGTCAGGCGGCTATTGCCGTTATCCCAATACAACGCGGCGCCCTGAGTGACGACGTCGGCGGTGAGCTTGGTCACGGTGTATACGCCGCTCATGGCAACCGGGCCGGTGCTGCCATTGGCAATGTCGGCGAGACACACGCCGAGCTTGGTGCCGATCAGCACGGGCTGGCCGCTGGTTTTGTTGGCGCCGGCGGTGTAGTCGATCACTTCGCCGGGCTGCACGAATTTTGTAGTCATGATGCTTTTCCTTGTCGCTTGGCCTGCCGCCCGCGTGGCGGGCGGCTTGCTCAGTCAGTCGGCTTAGTTCGGGTTTTTCGCCAGTGCGCGGTAATCCAGCGCTTTCACGCCGGCATCCAGCCGCACCTTGAATTCGACGCCATCGACGTTCCAGCCTTTTTCCTGTTCGAGCGTCGGGGTTTCAACGCCGTCCAGATAGGCTACTTCGATGGTGTCGAAAATCGACGGGTTGCCGGCGCCGAACCAGTTGCTGGCGCTGACCAGGTCGAGGCGGGCGTCGCTGATCACGTCGAAAGTGCCGCGCACCGTGTTCGGCACGGTGTTGTTGCGGGTGGACGCTCCCACTTCGAATTCGGAATCGCGCACCACCTTCGCGGTGCCTTCCAGCGCTACCGGCACAATCAGGTAACCCAGGCGGATGTTGAGTGCGTTAGTGTTGGTGTCGGCCTGCTTGGCCATGGCCACGCGCATCGCGTCGACGCTGGTGGTGCTGATGGCGGCGCCGGTCAGCAGATTGGCGTGGTTGGCGTGGAACAGCGCCACGCCATCGGCCATGTTCGGGTTGCCGGTCAGCACCGCATAGACCAGGTTGCCGACGGTGCGGATCGCGGCGCGGCCCATGCGCATCGGGATTTTGGTGAATGCGTCCAGGTCGTCGTTGATGATGGCTTGACGGGTGATGCTGAACATCTTGCCGTAGGTGGCCAGCTGGATGGTTTCGCCGCGGTCGCCAACGGTGCCGTAGCTGTACTCGGCGCCTTCAGCCACTTGCGCCAGCGCCGGGAAGGCGCCGATGTCGACGCGCTTGGCCGGCTTGAAGTCGGTCAGCGTGCCCTTGGCGGTCCACAGCTGGAACGACTCTTCGGCTTCTTCGTAGCCTTTCAGCATCGATTTTTCGGCTACGTTTGCCAGCAGGTTGGTGAAGTCGCTGGTGGAGTGCGTAAACGCCGCGGCGACCAGGCTCATTTTGTCCAGGTGGCCGGTTTTGGTGCCGGCTTTTTCCAGCGAGGCGCGGGCCAGCTCGGTCAGGCTGTAGCCGCGATACGGGTTGGCGGTGTCTTGCTTGGCCAGACCGGCGCGGGCCATGATGGCGTTGCTGATGCCGGCGCGGGCCTTGTCGCGCTCGTCCTCTACTACTACAACGTGCGCCACCGGCTCTGTGCCTTTGGCCAGATGCGCCAGCAGTTTTTCGCCGGCCGCCTGTACGCTGCAGCTCAGGTCGGATTCGCACTGTTCGGCCAGAGCTGCCACGCCAGCGACGTGGGCAAATTTGGCGAACGCGGCTTTAATGCCGCTGCGGCGGTCGGATTCGGCTTTGATGCCGGCCTGCATTGCGGCCTGGGCATCCAGTTCGGTCGGTTGGTTAGCCGCCGGGGTCGGGTTAGGCATGGTGTGCTCCTGTTGAGGTTTGCCGGCGGCAGCCGGCGCGGGTGAAACGGGTTGGGTGATGCCAAAGCGCGCAGCCACATCGGCCGGTGGCGCGAACCGTTGCAGCCCGGCATAGCGGGCGCTGGCGGCAATCGGCAGCGCGGCGGTGGTGGCATCGATGAACTGGTCGGCCAACGCCTGCTCGGCGGTGTACCAGTGGTCGGCGCCGTCGGTGAGCAGCGCCAGCATTTCGTCGAACGGGCGGCCGGTTTTGGCGGCGTAGCTGGTGGCCATGGCCTGCGCCCACACGTCGAGCATGTCGGCGTACTGGCGCAGCTCTGCGCTGTTGCCGGATACATAGCCCCAGGGCGCGTGGATCATCAGCGTGGCGTTTTCCGCCATCTCGACCGTATCGCCGGCCATGGCGATCAGGCTGGCAATGCTGGCGGCAATGCCGTCGATGCAGGTGGTGACGTGCGCCGGATGGCGCTTGATGGCGTTGTAAATCGCGATGCCGTCGGAGACGGAGCCGCCGTAGCTGTTGATGCGCAGGGTGATGGTGTCGACATCCAGCGCCGCGATCTCGCGTACAAAATTCGATGCGGCAACCGATTCACCCCACCACGATTCGCCGATGTCGCTGTAAATCAGCAATTCGGCGCTGCGGTTGGCGCTGGCTCGGATGATGTAGGGCGACGGGGCTGGCATGCGCGGCTCTCCTGATTGATGGCGATCAGTTTGGCCGGACAGGTGTCTAGTTGTTTAGGGACAGGACTAGACTATTTGCGGTAAATAAAAACCCCGCCTGGTGGCGGGCTGTGGTTAGCCAACCAAGTTTATTCAGCATCTTGCTCTCCATTTGCCGGCACCGGGCCGGCGGCTTGTTTGTCGGTGGCTGCGTCGCTGCTGAGCGTCAGCCCTTTTTGCTTGACCTTTTCCCGCCATGCGGCGATCTGTTCCAGCACGTCGCGCGGGTTGCCGCCACGGCGGCGGATGATTTCGACTTCGCTGGCGAAGCCGGCCTGGGTCAGCTCCAGATTGGCTTTGGCCTCTTTCAGCGGGTCGATCCACGGCATGCTTTGGCCGATGTACAGGGCATCGTCGGCGCTGCCAGCGGCGACATCGGCGGGGATCGGCACCACGCCGGACAGGTGGGCGATGGCGACGAATTGTTCCCAAACCGGTTGCACGGCCATGCCGACGAATTCGTCGGTGAGCACGGCGTAATGCACCCATTGCTCGACCAGCTCTTGCCGCTGGGCGCTGTAGGTGCCGTTGTAGTCGCGGCTGATGCTGCTGTAGCTGGCGCCGATGCCGGCGGCGGCGGCGCGCAATTGGCCCTGGCGGAATAGCGCGACGTTCGGATTCGGGCGCTTGGTGTCGATCAGGCCGATTTCTTCGCCGACGCCGAGGCCGTCGATAATCATGCCGGGCTGGATGCGGATGTCGCGCGGGATCGGGTTGCCTTCTTCGTCCAGCTGGGCGGTGTAGTCTTCCGGGCTGCCGCGTTTGACGTAGGCGGTGAGCGCGGCGGCGATCTTGGCTGCGATGCGCTCGCTCTCTTCGTAGTCCTTGATGTCGTCCAGCCGGGTGAGGATGCTGGCGAATTCGGATACGCCGCGCAGTTGGCCGATTCGGTCGATGGCGGCTATGTGCAGCATGCGATCCGCGCTGACACGGCGCAGGTTGGCGGATAGCGACACCAGCCCGGCGTCGAGCGGGTTTTGCTTGTAGACCCAGTAGCCCACCGGTCGGCCCCAGCCGTTGCGCTCGATACCCTGGCGGATTTTGTCGCCGTCGTCGTAATCCAGCGGCACCATGTCGGCCTCGAACAGCTCAAGCGAGAAAGGCACGCGGGTGCCGTGGTCGAGCTTTGGCACCGGGCCGATCAGCTGCTGGGCGAAGCATTCGCCATCGCGCAGCCAGGCGCGGGCCAGCAGGCGTTGGGTCTTGGCCCAGGTGTGGCGGTGGGTGACTTCGGGGGTTTTACACCAGTCGCGCCATGCTTCGCGCAGGGCCTTGGCGTAGTCTTCGTGGATGGTGCCGTCGGCGCGGCGCGGCTGGGGCTCGATGCCGATGCCGTTGGGGCCGATGATGTTGTTGACCAGGGTGCGCAGCGCGCCACGGGCGAGGTCGTGATTGCGTTCCAGAAACCGCGCCTGGGCACGCAGCGGGCCGGCGCCGGCCTGCACCAGTTGATCGGGCGAATGGCTGTCGCGGCGGGTTTTGCGCTGCTTGCCGGGTTTGGCTGCTTCGTAATGCGCCAAAGCGCTGCGCATCTGTGCGCGGCGCACGCCGGCATGCGGGTCGAAATAGGCAACGATGCGATCGACGATGTTCATGCGTCAGTCCATCCGCGCGACACTGAAACCGATGCCGCCGATGCGCGGGGCGTTGGCGCCGGCGGTTTCGCTGGCGACTTTGCGCTCCCACTCCTGCCGCCCGGCGCGGATTTCGGACAGGTCTTCCATGCCCAGCAGGCGTTCGCCGAATTTGACGGTTTTGCCATCCAGCACCGCCTGTTCGGCGGCGAGGTATTTGTCGAGCATATCGGTGGCGGTGGACATGGTAGGCAGACTCCGAGGGTTTGTCGGAGTGTGCCGGGGGAAGTGTCTAGCTGTTCAGGGGGCGGGCTAGACTATTTTGACTCGCCGACAATCTGATACAGCCGCGCCTTGCTTATCCCCCACTTCTCGCACAATTGCTTGCGGTTGCGCCCGTTGAATTCGGCGCGGATGGCGGCGTTGCGCTCGGTGAGCTGGCGGGGCTTGCGGTTGCCGGTTGGCACGTACAGCACATCGCCGCCGCGACGGGCGGCCAGGCCGCTGACGATGGCTTCGGCTATCGGGGCGGCGAATTGTTCGTGGTAGCCGATGCGCTCGCGCAGGATGGCGGTGATTTCGTTGGCGAGCGCTACTTGATGGTCGACGGTTGCATGGGTTGTCATAGCCTCTCCAGCCACTCGCTGCTGGCAAAGCCGCCGGATTGCGGGCGGCGTTGCTCAACCGGGCGAGCGGGTTGAGTGGGCTCCTCTCTTTTGGTTTCGGCTGGCCGGTTTTCCGGCTCTGGTGTTGTGGGCTGGTCCGGCTCAAGCATGGCGGCGCGGCGGTCCCAGTCGGTTTTTTTCCACTTGTGCAGGTACAGCTCGGGGTGATGGCTGGCGGCCAGCGACAGCACCCAGGTATCCAGCGCTTCGTTGCGCTTGCCCTTTTTCAGCTCCCAGCGTTGCCTGCGCGGGTTGTAGGTTTCGGATACCAGTTGGTCATAATACCAGTCTTCCAGCCGGTGACTGAAATGCACTTTGCGTTCGTCGGCAGGCTTGTCGGTGTCGTCGTGCAGGCGGCCGTAGAGCAGCGCCTTGGCGGTGTCGGTGCCGACCAGGTACAGCGAGACGCCTTTTTTCAGTGTCTGGCCGCGCAGGTTGACGTCCTGCTTGCTCGGCTTGCCGAGGATGATGCGGCCCGGCGTGCTGGCGCCCTTGCAGGCGATGGCGCGCTTGATGGCGCCGCTGCGCACGAAGGCATACACCATGTGGGTGTGGTGGCCGCCGGTATCGATGGCGGTGGCTTCGATGCGCAGGGTTTTGCCACGACAGTTTTCGAAGGCTGCGCCGTTGATGTACTCCGCCAGCCGCATCCACAGCTTGTCGTCACTCGGGCTGCCGGGCAGCACGTGGTAATCAAGCACCCAGCTCCGGTCATGCCGGCCCCAGCCGGTGATCTGGATCTCCAGCCGATCATCCTGCACGTCGACCCCGGCTGTGATGACGAGGCAGCCGGGCGGTACGGTGCGCAGGTCGTAAGGCTCTGCGCGCGCCAGCAGCACGTTTGGCTTGATGTCGCGGCTGCGATCCGCCCAGGTTTCGCCCAGCGCGGTGTTGATAAACGCGATCAGCTTGGTCAGGTCGTTTTGCGCCAGTAGCCAGCGCTCGGCCAGCTCGCACCAGTTTTCGCCGATGCCGATGGGCGCGTAGAGTGCGTTGATGTGATAGCTGCGCCAGAGGCCATCCGGATTGTGCGGCTGCCATTTGCCGGCGGC